CCAGCAGGTAGGGTATATGTACCCGATCCGTTTCTACTCATTTTGATTTCCTTAATGCGTTTGCCATGCCTTCAGGCGTATAGTTTACTGATTCTTTAACTTGCTTTTTAATGCCCATTTCTTTAACTTTTTCTAATCCTTGTTTAACCCCAATTAGACGGGCAACAGGCAACAAAGCTACCCCATCCAAAGCCTTCATTAATGCGCTAGAAGTATTTGAATAATTGACAGCACCTTTTAATGGGGCGTTGACATTAATAGTAGTTTCATACAAGTTTCTTATTTCGTCAGCACCTTTTTTGCCAAAAATATATTCTAATTTTCCGTCTTGATCTAATTCTTTAACAACAGACTTGAATTTAGCAGGTGAAACTACAGGATTTCCAAAGGAATCTACATCAATTGAAGATGTTACTTTGTCTTTAATGTGCTGAATTGTTTGGCCTTGCAATTCTTTCCAAGCTTGCTGCCCTTCTGCGCCACCTTTTTTAAGGGTTAAGCCAATAGAAGCAACATCATCCCTAGAACCATCCAAAATAGAATGCTTAAAGATATCTTCAAATGCTACTGCGCGATCTGAAGTGCCTTTTTTAGTACGCAATAGCTTATCAACTGCGCCAATATCTTCAAATTGCTTAGAATATGCAGTTCTTAAACCTCTAGCTGTTTTGTAAAGGTCACCGCCTTTATCGGCAGTTACTGCATTAATTAATTCTTTCATTTTGCCAGCATGAAGCATACCAACCGCATCGCTTGGGTCGTAGTTTTGATTAATAAACTGGTACACATCTTCAAGCTGATTGATAGAAACTTTGCCTAAATTGTTAGGGTCATTAATTTTAATTTGTTCATCAACAGCATCCAAAATTGGAGCTAATTTAGCCCTTACAGTAGGTGTTTGCTTTTCAATGTATGAAGTAATTGGTGTGTAATCAATAGGTTGTTCCATAGCTCCTGAAAAACGAGCCAATTTATATGCTTTATTGACTTCTTTTTTGGCTTTGCTTGCTTGCTCAACCAATGCTTTATCTACAACTTTGCCAGTTTCACGCAATCCAAAGGTTTCTTTACCAGTAGCATCAACATAAGCATCAAAATTCTGCAATATAGCGTCATTAGCTTGAGCTTTTTGAGTGATCAAAGGTTTACCAATAGTTTCAGGGTAAAGCTTGGCGGTTTCCGCTTCAAATTGCTGAGTAGCTAAATCACGCTCTGCCATTCCTTTAGTCATAGAAACAGGTACACGCAGGTTTTGAGCAGTTTGGTAACGCGTAACGGCTTCAGGCACTTCTGCCGCGCCTACCCCAACCATATTTGGCTCTCTACGCAAAGCATTGGCAATTCTTGAAGTAACGGGTTCTACCGCACTAGCTACTCTGCTAGTAACAGGCTGTACCGCTTCTTGGATCATTTGACCTTCATTACGCAAAGCACCAGCCATTCTATTAGCTGCTGGAGCTACTGATTCTTGCACCATAGGTCTAACATTAGGGGCTTTTTGAATAGCAGAAGGAATAGCACCAATATTGCCTAAATAAGGGGGAATTTTTGCTGCGTTTATTGCTTCTCCAACATTGCCCAAAACTTCTTGAGATACAGGTGAAGTAGGTTGGAACTGCATAGCTTCTCTAGCTTGTCTGTAATTAATGTCCCTAGACTCAGCAGTAGGCATTTTCCCTTGACTAATGTCTTGTACAGCACCTTTACCAAGACCATAAGCCATAGACAAAGGCTCAGTAACAATAGGTCTAAGCATTGCCTCAGGAACTTCGTAAAGGGCTTTAACCCTATCCATCATTGATGCTGGTTTAACTTCAGGTTGCTTTTCATAACGCACAATATTTGGTTTTGCGCCAGCAACAGTAGGCACATCACCATAAATAGGTGTTCCACCACTTGATTTAGATAGATCGTACCTAGACAACAAATCTGCCTGAGTTATGTTATCAGGAACATTTTTGACTAAAACGCCATCGGGCATCCTAACATCCATGTTTATCTATTCCCTGTTGGTAAAGAATTGAAATCAACTTCTTTTGGCGCGCCTACTGTAACTTTTGCATTATTTAATTGAGTTTTAATGCTTCCCCAATCACCATTTGGATAATATTTTTTCTGTAAGTCCACCATGTTTTTCATAGTTTCAAGGCGAGATTCAACAGGAATATTTGGGTTTCCTAGATCACCAGCCAATTTCTGATACAAAGTCACATCAAGAACGCCTTGTGGCCCTTCAAATCGGGGCTGCTTCATAGTTAATGCACCTGAAAGCATTTTTAATTGTGCATCTGCACCTGATTCTTGTTTTCTAGCACCAAAAGGCAAATTCAATGCTTCACCTGCGGTTGTTAGTGCATTAGATACAAAACCTGAACTTGGTGCATTAGAAGCCAAAATACTACCTGCTGATTTCATTAAATCAAAACTGTCTTTGGCGTTTTTAATATTTGTATTTTGAGTTTCGTAAAATTTGCCAGCTTGTTCTTGGTTCTGTTTACCAGTTAAATTAGGGTTGTATTGATATTGTTCAATAGTTGCAGGAGCAAATTGATTTTTTGCACCACTTTGTCCACCAGCACTAGGCTGACCACCACCCATGCCCATACCAGTATTAAAGGCAAGTTCTTGCTGTGCAATACCTAATCTAGCACCTTCTAATCCCAAGCGTTGTCTTTCAATATCAAGACTAGCTTTATCTTTGTCGCTCATTTGATTTAGGAATGAATTTAAACCGCCTTGTTTTTGAACATTCCAGCTACCGTCAGCAACAGCCGCTTTAAAGCGTTTCTGTTCAGGCGTATCTTCAGGCATCATTTGCTTGTAGATCATTGGCTTAATATCAGCCCCAGCACCATAGTAATTAGTAGGTGAATTAATTTCACGCAAAGCGGCCATTAAATCAGGCTTAGTACCTTCTTTAATAGCTACTGGCATTGGCACATTGCCACCGTAAGGCCCAGCTACTTCAGTAGGTACATCAGCCGTACCAAAAGCTTTATCACTAATTCTTTGTTCTAATTGATTTTTATTTTGACGAATAGCGGCTGCAAGCTTAGATTGTTCAGCATCAGCCCTTTCCCCTACATATCTTGATGCGGCAATATTAGCTAATGGCACTAAATTTTGAAAAAATGAAGTCGGCACATAACGACCACTAACCATTTGACCTTGTGGTTGATTCTGAAATCCTTGTTGCATTAACATTGTGGCTATCTGTTGTTGGCGTGTTAATGCCTGCTGTTGTGCGTATTCTTCAGGGGACATATTGCCAAGATTGGCGTAGGGATTTGTTTCTGCCATAATTAAAACTCCTGTGCCGCTAACATTCTGCTTTGGGGTGAATACATATCAGTTCCGTATTTCTGTGAAACATCATATTGAGTAAATGGACTATAGGTACTTAAACCGCCCATTTGTGCATCTTTAGCGTTCATTTGATCTTGCGTAGGCTTATCTTTACGCAACATAGCAGCCATAGCCATTGGGTTCATACCACCTTTTTGTGTTTGACCTGCTTGCTGAACTAATTGATTCTGTTGCGCTAAAGCGGCATTTTGATTAGCTTGTTGCGATGCCATATTTTGAAATACAGGCATCAAACCTTGCTGTTCCTGTGGGTTAACAGGAATCATATAAGAACCTACATCAGTAATATATGGATTAGGCATTGAGTTTTCCGTAATCTACGGCTAAGTAGCCGTTGTCTAAGTTAATGACTGCATCAGGCATAACCGCTTGAACCTCTTGTGCCATGACGCCAACAAACTTACCATGACCAGCTAAAGGATGATCTTTGAATTCAGACTTGTATTCAAATTGATAGAAAGGCAATCCGTTAGGTAATGTGCCAATTCTTGTAATATTTTGTTTAGTGCGAATGTCAGATGCGGCAATAATTCCAGCACCGCCTAAACCCATTAACCCTTGATTAAAGTTTTGTTGTGCAGCTTGTTTGGCATTAAAGTCACCCATTTGAGCGTTATAACCCATTTGAGAAGCACCCAAAATATCAGCACCACTTGTATTAGCTTGTTGGGCAGAGTTTACAAAACTTGGGTTTTGCACTTGTGCGCCAGTACGCAACGCACTTAATGTATTGAGTGGCAAGTTGTAATTAGTAAGGGCTTGATTGTATTGCTGTTGTTGCGCTGTATTTCCAAGATTGGCATTGGTAAGCCTATTGCCAAATGCCTGTTGTGCAATGGCATTGTTAGCTTGTTGTTGTGCTTGGCTATTGGAATAAAGCTGTTGTTGTGCAGCATTTCCAAATTGTGCGCCTTGCAAGCCTTGTGAAAACAAGTTTTGACCAATGCTTTGACCAGCTAATTGTGAGTTAGTTAATAAATCGTTTTGACCTTGATTAAAAGTACGCATTGCGTTTTCATACGCTTTAGTACCTTGAACAATACCTTGATTTGCTAGTCGTGCAGCTTGTGCATTGCTTTGTTGTTCCATTTGTGGGGCTAAACGGGATTGTAGAATTTGATTAGCTCTATCCCAACCCTGCATACCGCCTGCGTAATCTGTTTGTGTTTGCAGATTAGCGTTTCCAGTTAATCTATTTAAATCTGCATTACCAATATTAGTAGTAATTGGGCCTGTATTAGGGTTAAAGCCCTGTCCCATGACATTTTGTACTTGACCTAATTGGGCATTAATTGCACTACCAAGACCTAAACTTGTAGCATTTTGGTTGTTTAATAATTGCTGACCTACATCAGAAAGTGAAGTTGTGGCTGTCCATACAGGATTGCCTTGATCATTTGTGGATTGAGTGTAATTTAAACTTCCATAGGGAGTAACTTGGTTTACGCGATTGGCGGCAGTTGCCGTTTGTGCAGCCGCTAAGTTACCTTGAGCAGTAGCTTCTGCCGCACCCCTATAGTCAGGTGCTGCTGGCGCACTTGGCGCAGGCCCTAATCCTAAAAATCCACCACCACCCATGTCATTCTCCTTTTAACCGCCTTAGAGGACATTGAATGTCAAGCCACCGACAATCTTCTTTCCTCATAGCCATAATTACCAAATCGCCATCCATGTGGGCATCAGGTATTTCAGCTACAACTTTAAAGCCTAAGTGTCGGTTTAACCTTAGTGCATCTGTATTACTTTTACAGATTTGCCCTAGTATAACCTTTACATTTAAAACATTAAAGGGGTAATCAAAAGCTGCCCATAATAAATCTCGACTCATCCAATTTACTTCATCTATTGCTGCAATGTGCATTTGGCAGGCATTAGGCATAAAACTAGCAAAACCCACTACTGCCACTAAATTACCGTCAATTTCTTGGCCTATACATACTGTTTCTACTGGCAATGGGTGGTTCATTAAGCGAACTAACCAATCACCCATGTATTTTTGGTTTTCAGTAGTAACTTTACGCAATTACAGTACACCACCGTTTTCCATTACATAATCTGTACTTGCCCAATGCAACTCAATACCTTGTGATGCCACATTCATATTTACTGAACCACTAAAGCCAAGACCGTTAACACCCTGCCAAATCTTAGTAGTTACAAGGCCACCGCCCCAGTTAGCACCATCCCAAGTAGATACATCCCAGCGACCAATTTGATTAATTAATGGGTTAAATGCTATTTGGTTGGTTAACGGTACGGTGTCAAAATCCACGCTAATACCGCATAAAACAGTCGGTACGCCATTATCTGTTTGAAGAATAGGGCGTACTAAGGTAAAGCGTTTTAACTGCCCTTGTGATTCAAAATAGTTATAAGCTTGTTGTGCCGTTGCAACAATGTTATTGCCAGCATCTGAATTAGCATCGTAAAACTTGCCTACAAACCCATTGCCACCAAAATACATACCTGTATCGCCTGCTACTTCCCAGCAAAAGGCTTGAATTCCTGTAAACCTAGCCCAAGACTTTGTAATGGTGTGCATTACATACTGTTCCATACCATTTACGGTAGGAATAGACAAAATAAGCATATTTTCACTAGCAAAATAGTTAATTTGCCAGCCAAAAAGTTTGCTGTATTGGGTTGCTGCTTGGCTAACTGCGTAATAAATCTTGTCTGTTAGGTTAATTCTAGGGTCTAAGCGGCTAGATTGTAATGAAGCGGCTAATGGAACTAAACCATCTTGGGTTAATAGTAATAAATCACCGCCCCATTTAAAAAAGCACCTGCGGTTAAAGGTTTGACCTAGTTGCCATACGCCTTTTAATTGCCATGTATCAGCGTTATCTGGGTCAGTACCGTTATATACAATGGCTTCACCCATGCTAGTAACAAATACTGCGTAGTCATCAACGCCTTGCCCTGCATCAAGTGTCCAAG